ACGAAAGCGCAATTCTCTGAAAGGGAACGCAGATCTGGACAAGGGGTTATATCGCAATCGACATCTCGTAGAAAACGCCTTCGCCCGGTTGAAGCATTTCCGGGCGGTGGCTTCTCGATTCGACAAACTCAAGAGAAACTATGAAAGCGTCATAGCAATGGCCTGCGCTTTTCTGTGGTTGCCAATGTGAAACGGGAACAGACCCTAGTGAGCTGTGCAAAATTTACTTAGCGGCGCTGGGCGATATCGTCGAATCTGCGAAGACGGAGTTCCTGCCGCCGCCTAGGTCTCGCCCTCATCTAAGATTGGTCAAGGGGTGATTAGCTAGGCGGCGATTGCCGGGCGCGCGAGTAGCTTGGCGAGCAGTCGCCAGAAGAGATTGATCATGCTGCCACCTGGTGTTGAGTTGATGTGCGCCACGGGTCGTTTGCTCGAGCAAGTGCAGCCATCGGCGGCGGGCTGACGCTGTTGCCGCACATGTGCACCTGCTGGGTTTTGTTGAAGGGCTTGCCGTCGGCACCGTGGGTGATGACGTAGTCGGCGGGAAATCCCTGGGCCTTGTACAGCTCGGCCGGTTTGAGCATTCGCAGGCAGATGTCGACGATCACGTAGGGCGTGCCCTTGACCATGACGGTGACCAGCGCCAGGCGATCTTTGGTCGTGATCGTTGGTGACGGTTCGCCCGCGCCGCTTACGTTTTCGGTCCCGTAGTAACTGATCAGGAACGCGGCAACGCGCAGCGCACCTTCCTCATGCTCCGGGGAGAGCCTGAGCGATACGACAGAGCTTTTACCGCCTCCACCTGCCGTAACGGTAGGCGCTGGCTCATCCAGAGGCTGGCCGACGCTGGCACCGAACTGCCGCTCCATGAATGCTGTCACCATTCCGTGGTGCTGGCCGCCGGCGCTGATCGTGTGCAGCGGATCATTCACGTCCCGCGCATCACAGTTACCGCGCAGGTGCACCAGGTTTGCGGCCACAAGAGCGTGGTGCTGACCAGTTGTCAGGGTCGGTACCGGACTTTCAAGATTCGTCGGCCCGTGGCCCGTTGTGTTGGTGATCAGCGTCGCGGTCACCAGTTGCTGCTGGCTGCCAGTATTGGTGATTGTCGTCATAGGCTCGTCAGCGCCTTTGGCGTCGGTAGTGTTGAAGCCACCGTTCATCTGAGCCATGAATGCAGTGGACACCGCTCGGTGATTCCGCGTCATCAATGTCCCGACGGGCTGATCTGCCGCCACCGGCTTGCCTGCATACACTGGCCCGCCAGCACCCACGAGAATCGAACTCGTCAGCGCGTGCTTCACTCCTCCGGCAACGACCGTTCCCAGCGGTTGGTCGATTCCCGGCACGCGAGGTTGCTGGCCTTCGCGCTCGCCGTAGCCAGACTGGATCAGGGTAGGGCTGATCAGCGTCAGCTCGCCACGGTTGGCGCAAGTAACTGTCGGCAGTGGCTCCAAAGGATCGTTGATGCGGTCGCTGCCTTGGTGGGTCGCCGGTGCGATGACCGGGCTGACGACCGAGAATGCGCCGCCTTTTGGGTATGACGTCACGGTGCGCAACGGCTCGTTGGCCGACTGCACTGTCTCACCTGACCAGTTCGCAATCGGGACGATGAACGGGGCGGGGTTGTCGATGACGAACTTCTTCATGCCCTTGGCGACCCGGCGCAGGGTGGCGGGAGCCAAGTCTTTCTTGCGACCGAAGATGCTTTTGCCCAGGTCGGTGAAGTCGATGCACTCGGCCGCTGTCCTCCAAGGCTTTTGGCCTTTGGTGGGGCGCTTGGCGTGGGTCGGCTCCGGCCACACGATCGGCTGCCCGTCGCAGCGGGCAATCATGAACAGGCGTTCCCGGCTGGTGGGCGCGCCGAAGTCGCACGCCTTAATCACTCGCCATTCGACCACGTAACCGTGCTGCTCCAGGAGCTCCACAAAACGTTTCCAGGTGTTGCCTTTGCGCTCGGGGTTTGGGACGAGGAACTGCTCACCTACAGGAACAATCTCGCCGGGTGAGGCAACCACCTTCACCAGCACTTCTTTGCCCTTTTTGTTCACGCCTGGCACCAGCTTGAGGATCCGGCCAGTCGCTTTATCGCGCTTGGCCACCAGCGGCCCCCATTGCAGGATCTGCTTCACGTTCTCAAGGCTGATGACGCGGGGCTTCTTCTTGCCTGCCCACTTCAAGCCGATCCACGACAGGTTGCGGATCTCGCGTTTACGCGGCTGGCCGCCGGCTGCCTGGCTGTGGTGGGTGCAATCCGGGCTCATGTGGAACCAGCCCACGGCCTTGCCACCGCATTCCGTATCCGGATCGCCGTCAAACACGTCGGTCGTAAAGTGCTTCGCACCCGGGTGATTCACAGTGTGCATGCTGATCGCCGCTGCGCTGTGATTTTTGGCCACGCTGACGGTGCGCCCAAGGCCCATTTCAAGCCCGGTCCCAGCACCGCCGCCACCGCAAAAAAAGTCCACAACGATCTCATCGTCTTGCGGATTGAAGCCAAGGCCGTACTGGGTTTTGAAATCGAAGGGGTGTTTCTTCTGGTGAGCGGACATAGTTCATCCTCGGCTGTGTGCCGTGATCTATTGGAGGTGGGGTAGTCAGTTACGCGGATGCGATAATGTCGGCTTCGGCCATCTCGCAAAAAAAGGAGCATGAAGGCAGTTTTTCGTTGCGACGCACCGGGCCTTCGCCCAGATCGCGCAGTGAAAAGCGCACATTGGTCGTCCTATTGCGGTGCAGGTAAGGCAGGCAAGCGCCCGTTGGACGATGTAACAAAATGGATTCAGGAGAACAGCAACGCTACTCCCGCGTTCATCAAATCGCTTTCTGAGCTGGCCGTAACGCAGCAGACCAGCAGCAGAAACTCGGCAGATTTCGCGGCAAAGCTCGCTGGTGTTGACGCAGCAAACAAAGCAGTTACCAGCAGCACATCCAGCCTAAGCGCTGCTCAGGCTGGCTCAAGCACTCAAACAAAGGCCCAGCTCGGCGAGTGGCAGAAGTACATCGCCAAGCTGACCGAGGCCCGCGACTTGGTCGGAGCAAACGAAAAGGCCGAGGCTGCTTACCGGGCCGGTAAAATGGGTCTGACCAAGGAGCAGGCCGCCCAAGCCAGCATCGTTGCCGAGCAGACCGACCTGCTGAAGAAGTACGAGGACGCAGTGAAAACTGCGGACAAGGCTCAGCAGTCCGCACTGCGAAGCCAATTGATCGCCCTGTACACCCAGCAGCAGGCAGCAGAGGACGCGACCGCAGCGGTGAAGAAGAGTCACGAAGAGGCAGCCAAGGCCGCCGAGACCAGCGCCAACAAGCAGATCGAGCAGATGCAGCGCGTCATCAACGCTGCTTTGAAGTTGCAGGGCGGCCCGCAGATTGACCTTGGCATGCAGAAGAAACGCACCGGTTACGACTTGCTGACCAATGGCGCGTCACCCCTAGCTCCTATGGGCGATCAGGCCAAAGCCCGGTTGCAGGAGCAGTTCGGTATCCAGGAGCAGTACCAGTCCCAACTGGACAACCTGTTGCAGCAGCGCAACGAAGGGAAGATCAGCCAGGACCTGTACAGCAAGGAAACCAATGCGCTAAATGCCGCACTGCAAAGCCGTCTGGCGATGCAGCAGAAGTATTACTCGGACGTCGACAAAGCCCAGTCCGATTGGACATTGGGTGCCAGTTCGGCGCTTGAGAACTACCTCGAACAGTCGCGCGACGTGGCCGCGCAGACCAAACAGCTGTTCACCAACGCTTTCAGCGGCATGGAAGACGCTGTCGTGAACTTCGTAAAAACCGGGAAGCTGTCCTTCAAGGACTTCGCCAACGGTGTGATCGAGGATCTGATCCGCATTCAGGTGCGTCAGGCGGCGGCGGGATTCCTCAGCACGGCATTCAGCGCCCTATCGGGACTCGGCGGCACAGGTGGTCTTGCTGCCGGCTCAGCTGGTGCTGCCTCTTCGAAGCTCGGCGCGTCGGCGGCCGGTTACGGCTCCAAATACGGGTTCTCCGACGGCGGCTATACCGGTGACGGCGGCAAGTTCCAGCCGAAAGGCGTTGTGCACGGCGGCGAGTTTGTCGTGAAAAAAGAAGTGGTCAGCCAGCCCGGCGCGCGTGAGTTCCTGGAACGCATGAACGCCAACACCAAGGGTTACGCCGACGGAGGTTATGTCGGCAAGGCGGCTACGACAGCAGCGTCCAGCGGCTCGCAGAATTCGCAAACCACGTCGAACTCTTCGCTGCCACCTATCATCAACCAGATCGAAGTCCACGGTAATCCGGACGCCGATCAACTGGCAAGACTGGAAGACTCTATGACTCGGGCCTCCAATCGCGCTTACCAAATGATGCTCACCGACTTTCAGAGAAATGGTCCGGGGATGCAGATGATCAGGGGAAAACGATGAAGGTTTCAGATTTGGACATTGCTGAACTGCTTGGCGTTATCAGTCCGGCAATATCAGAGGTCATGTTCAAGGGGCTCGATCAGAGCACGCCAGCACATGTGTGGCGCGAGCGCGTCAAGATAAGCGCAGAGGTGATGGGGCGCATCACGGCGGTGCTGCAGTGCGGCGATGAGGTCGGCCCAGAAATCCACGACCTTATTGCTCTCTGCACGGGCCACATGCAAACCGGGTACGAGCAATCATTCGCTTCCGTGCTCGGCCCTGGCGGCTCTCTGAGCAAAATCCACAAGACCTAAGCCCCAGGCTTTCCCCAAGGAGTAACGCATGGCTCTCACGTGGCCTGCTTCGCTGCGCCCGTCAGAAATGAGCTGGGGCATCGTCAACAACAGCCGGGCGTTCACTTCGTCGCTTTCGAACGCTCAGCAGATCGTTGGCTATCCCGGCGCGTACTGGCAGTGCACGCTGACCTTCGGCTTGCTCACGCGGGCTCAGGAGCGCGAGCTTTCATCTTTTCTCGGCAAGCTGGACGGGATGTTCGGCACTTTCAACCTTCCGGATTTCACGCGGTACCGAAAGGACAGCGTCGGCGCACTCAGCGTGGTCAGCGGTTTCGCCCAGGCGCGCAGCATGATCATTGCTGGCGCGCCAGCCAACTCCCCGGTCTTCGGCGTTGGTGACTACATCACCATCGCAGGCGAGATGTTTGAGGTGACCGATCCGGTTTCGTCGAACGCCCAGGGCCAGGTCACGGTGCCGCTCAACAAGCGAATTCGGAAAACGCTCACGGCAGGGGCGGCAGTTGAATACCTGGCCCCGTACTCGGAAATGCGTATGACCACTGACACATGGGCCATGACACGCCGCCCGGTGGTCGCCAACGGCAGTTACTCATTCAGGGAGGCATTCTGATGCCCTCAGTATTCCCTTTCAGCCAGAAGGTGGTGGATATCATCGCCACTGGCAAATTCATGCCCGTGTACGCCGTGCAGCTGGACTTCGCCGACGGCATGGTTTTCGCCCATACGGGTACCGGTGAGCTGGTCGTCGACGGAATCACCTATGAAGGCGTGGGCAATTTCGGCCAGGTCAGCCAATCGCAGGAGAGCGACAACTCAGGTTCGCCCATGTCGGTGGACCTGACGTTGAGCGGGCTGGACTCCTACATCCTGTCCGAAACGAACGTGCGTGGTTGCCGGGGCCGAATGGCCAAGGTCATCTTCGTGGTATTCGACGAGGCCGGTAACTACGCCGCCGACATTCTGTTTTCCGGGCGGATGGATGCCGCCAAGTTCTCGTTCGCGGGTAATGGCCAGGACGGCAACACCATCACCGTCCCGGTCATTGACCGCATGGCCGAGTGGAGCCGCACCGGCACCGAGCGCTGGACGGACGAAAACCACCGAGCCCGCCATCAGGGCGACCGGTTCTTCTACGCAATCGCGCAAATGTCCGAATGGCCCATCTACTGGGGCTCCAAGAAGGACGCGCCGACATTTACCTACGGAAATTAGCTATGCGCCATCGAGACTGGACCACGCGTCTGAACGAAGTGATCAAGGCTGCCCAAGGGCGGCCTTTTTCATGGGGCGAATTTGACTGTTGCCTGTTCGCCGCCGACTGCTCGAGCGCGGTGTGCGGTGTCGATCCGGCCGAGCAATACCGAGGAAGTTACAAGACTGAGTCCGGGGCAAAGCGCGCGCTGAAGAAGCGCCACGGCAGCCTGGAAGCTGCATGGGATGCGTGCTTTGCGCGGGTTGCCGTTCCCTTTATCCAGCGCGGTGATGTCGTCATGTACGAAGCGCCAGCGGGACGCAGCATGGCCGTGTTCTGGGCGGGAGATTATTGGGCGACGACCGACGACGGCGTTGCTCGCGTTGTGTGTGAGCCGCTGGCGGCGTGGAGGGTTGAATAATGGGCAGTGGCGTCAAAAAGATTGCCCAGGTCGCCGTCGGCGCAGTGATCGGTTTCGTGCAAGGCGGCCCCGTTGGCGCAGTGGTGGGTGCTGGTTTGGCGTTCTACGCCGCATCGCAGCAGGAAAAGCTCAACACCAAGTCACCTCTTCGCGACAACGAGCCTTCCGCCCAGACCGTGCGCTCGTCGAAGGCTCCTGTCCGCTTCATCCTCGGTCGGGTTTCCACTGGCGGCGTGCTGGTATGGGCGCAAGAGCAGGCAGGGGAGGCCACCGAAGGCGAGCTTCTGCATCTTGTGTACGTGCTCTGTGAAGGCGCTATCGACGGCCTGGAAAACATTTATCTCGGCGAAGAAGAGATAGCCTCGTTTGGCGAATTCGCCAGCTACGAACTGATTGTCAATCCAGCAGAGGTCAATGCGTACCTCAAGGCCAACTGCCCAGACTGGAAAGACAGTCAGATCGGACGTGGCTTGTCGTTCGTGCGCGTCACGCTGAAATACAGCGCCGAGCGGTTCCCGTCAGGCATTCCTGACACCCGCTTCGTAGTCCGTGGCCGGAATGACATTTACGACCCGCGTACCGGCAACAACATCTACACCGCCAACACCGCATTGCACATTCTCTGGTACCTGCGTAACCGCTGCAACGTCCCAGACGACGAGATCATTTTCGAGACCTTCGCCAGTGCGGCAAACGTCTGCGATGAAACGCTGACCAATGCCGACGGCTCGGTCAGCCAGCGATATCGCACCTCCTGCGTGATTGGTGCTGACGAGCAGCGTCCGGGCGTACTGCAGAAGCTGGAAGCGTCATGCGCCGGCAAGCTGATCCGTGTCGGGGGCCGTTGGATGCTCCAGGCCGGTGCCTACTACGGCCCGCATGACTTCGAGATCACCGAAGACATGATCATCGGCACTGTGTCCGGCAGCACCGAGTCGACCAACGATTCCGCCATCAACACGGTGCGCGGCACATTCATCGATCCTGAGCAGTCCTGGACCGAGACGGATTACCCGGAGGTCAGCGTTTCCGAATGGATTCTTGAGGACGGCGGCGAAGCTGCCGAGACTATGACGTTCTCGTATGTGACCGACGCATATCAGCCGCAGCGCCTGGCGAACATCGCTATGCGCCAACGTCGGGCTGGCGGTGCGATCAGCCTGCCGATGAACTTCTGGGGCTACAACTGCAGGCCTGGTCGCGTCGTGCGTGTGAACCTGCCATCACTGAACATCCTAGGCGAATTCATCGTCTCGGACTGGTCGATGGGTGACAACGAAGGCTGCACGGTTCAAGTCAAGCAGTACGAGGCGGCAATCTTCGATGACGCCGTGGGCCAGCCTTACAACCCGCTGGGTTTCATCAACCTGCCAAGCGGCGGGCTAGGGTCGCCCACCGGGCTTGCATGGTCGGCTGGCGATGCTGCTGAGGTGGTGCAGGGCGTGCTGTCGTGGGTCCCGCCGCAGGGTATCGTCACGTCGTATGTGGTCACGGTTCGCCAAGGCGGGAACGCTGTGCAGTCGCGCTCTGTGCCTGCCACTGCTAACACTTTGGCTATCAACGGGCTGCCGTCGGGTGCTTACACCATGAGTGTCGCCGCTCTGGGCCCTATGGCCAGGTCTGGCGAGGCAACGATATCGGTGAGCATTCAGGGTCCGCCAATCCCCGAGTCCTGCGTTGTGCAGTCCTCGCTCGACAGCATCGTGCTTATTCCTCAAAACCCGAATCACGCGCTGAACGGCGGCACCTACGAGTATTTTTTCAGTACCAATCCGAAGGCCACATCAGGCACGGCCGAGTACCTTGGGCAGGGCTTGTCGTTTACTCACAACGGCCTGGCGTTTTACACCAACTATTATTATTTCATCCGATCGTCCAATGCATACGGAAAGAGTGCTTTTCTCTATGTTCCAGCCTCCACGTCGAACGATGTCTCCGCCTACTTGGCGGCTCTAGCCGGGAAGATCTCCGAAACCGAGCTTGGTCAGAACCTGGTGGAGAAAATCGACCTGATCGACGGCAATGGGCCGGGTTCGGTCAACGACCGCTTGGCGGCAGCAAAAGCTGAGCTGGCCGAGCAGATATCTGACGTTGATGATGCGCTGGGCACTGTCAGGGCGGAACTGCAGCAGCAGATCGATAGCATTGCCGACCTTGCCGATTCCATGCCCTACAAGCCAGGTGAGACTTACGCGGCCGGGCAGGGCGTTCTGGGCGCTGATGGCATCATTTATCAGGCCACGCAGAACGTGCCGGTCAACACTCCACCGCCGAACACCAATTACTGGCTGAACGTGGGCCAGGCGGTGGCCACTGCCGTGGGTCTGGCGTCGCGGGTGCAGACCGTTGAAACGAAGGTTACGTCCATCGAGGGCGTCAACACCGCCCAGTCGCAACAGATCACCGGCCTGCAAACGTCTCTGGACGGCAAGGCATCGGCCAGCAGCGTGCAGTCGCTCGGTAATCGTGTCACAGATGCCGAGGGGAAGCTCACCAGCCAAGGCTCTGCCATTACGGCGATCAACACTGAGCTAGCCGGTAAAGCCAGCAGCGCCACGGTGCAGGCGCTGAGCAACACAGTCACGCAGCAAGGCCAGGATATAAAGGCGCAAGGCCAGGCCATCACAAGCGTGACGGCGAGCCTCGGAAACACGGGCGGGCAGAACCTGTTTTTCAATCCGGCGTTTACCAAGGAAAGTGCAGTTGCCGGCGTAGCGGAAGGTTGGCAAATCGACGTTGGTACGGGCGGCACGCACATCGCTTCCTTGGTGCCGTCATGGCTGGTAAGTACCGAGAAAGCCCAGCGTATCGACGTCTCCGACCTTAACCAGGCTGCGGGTTATCGCAGCATTAGAATCGTCAGCGCAAGTTATCGGCCAAAGGTCACTGCGGGTAATTCTGTGGTTGCTTCGTGCAACGTGCGAGCAACTGCAGGGCTGGTGTTCGCGGTCTTCATTCAAGGTGTTAATGCCGCAGGTACCGATGCAGTGACCGTGTCCGGTCCTAGGGTCGTGGCCACTGGCGGCACTCAGCGGCTCGTCTACGACTTCCCGAACCTGCCGGCCGGGACTGCTTCTGTGCAGGTCTACTTCCGGCTGTATGGTTCGGATACGGTCAGCGCGGGCTTTGCAGAGTACACGCGGGCGCAGCTTGAAATAGGCACCACGGTCAGCGGCTGGAAAGACAACAACGCAGTGTTGGGCATAGAGCAGTCTGCGACTTCGTCTGCAGTGGCTGCGCTCAGCTCCAGCGTTAGCCAGCAGGGCGCGACGATCATTGCCCAGGCATCCAGTGTGCAGGCGTTGCAGGCATCGTCTCGGGACGATAATGGGGATGGTGAGCTGGCCGATGCCGTGAATGGCTACAACAGTGCAGCAGGCATTGTGCAGGAAGCAACTGTACGGGCCACGCAGAACGAAGCCACGGCCAGGACGGTTACGCAACTGACCGCATCGGTGGGTTCAAACACCGGCCAGATTACTGACCTTCGTGAGGTCGTCACTAGCAATCTCGCTTCTACGGCGACGGCCATTACGCAGCTGACCACGAAGGTGGGCGGTAACTCGGCAGCCATCCAGTCAGAGGCGACGGCTAGGTCGAACGCAGACGGCGCGCTGTCCACGAAACTGGATCAAGTCCAGGCAACGGCCAACGGTGCGAGCGCAGCCGTTCAAACCGTCAGCTCGGCGCAGGCGACTACCGACGGCAAGCTGACGGCGCTGTATACCGTCAAATTGCAGGTCAATTCCAACGGCCAGTACGTCATGGCGGGAATCGGCGCGGGGATTGAGAACGTCGGCGGGATTCTGCAAAGCCAGATCCTCATGTCTGCTGATCGGTTTGCGCTGGTGAACACGTTGGCGGGCGGGGCGATATCGACACCGTTCGTTGCTCAGAACGGCCAGCTGTTCCTCGGCCCTACGTTCATCATGGACGGCACGATCACCAACGCCAAGATCGGCAGTTTCATCAGCTCGACTGACTATGTGGCCGGGCAGCGCGGGTGGATTCTGCGCAAGGACGGGACGCTCGAGATCAACGGATCAGGCGCTGGCGGCGGCAGGCTGGTAGTTACCAATCGTTCGGTCCGCGTGTACGACACCAACAACGTCAAGCGCGTGCAGCTCGGAGACCTCAGTGAATGAGCAACGGAATGAGGGTGTGGGGCGCAGATGCTGCGCTCCAGTTGGACGAGAATTCATTCACGATCCGGGTTGTACTGTCGACGCTTGTCACGTTCTCCGGCTCCACAAAGACCAGCCAAGACTTTGCTGTGCCTGGAGTGGGGCCGGGGAACGGAGTGGCAATAGTGATCCCGGCCGGCACCTATGACAGTAATCAAAGGCAGCATGAAACAGAACTCGTTGACGGTGTCGCGAGGGTCTACAACCACACCAGAACTTATGGATCAAGCACGGTTTCCTCGGGAACCATGCGCCTAATCGTTATGAGGTTTTCATAATGGCGGAAGCATACGGACTGGAGTTTTCCAATAACAGCAATGTGGTGGTGCTTGACTCGCAATACGCGAGGCTGATGGTTATTGCTTCCGGGCGTTATCAGCCCACCGAGGAAAGCGGGCTTGGCTCGACCACTTACTTTCCTCGGCCTGTTACATCCCAAGAACCGCCCTTGGTATTTGTTAGGCCTGATACTGTGAATGCAGTTGCAGGTCTTTGCATGATGCGTCTTGTGGGTTCGGCTGGTAACTGGACAGGGTTCTACGTCCGAGCGTATGACGTGAACACTGCTCAACCCAACGGCCGCTATTTCGTCGCTCAATTTGCCGCCCAGCCGGTGGCTGACTTTGGGATGCGACTATGGGATGGCGCGACCAATTTGCTTTTCGATTCCGGGACTCCGAGCGCAAACTTTACTCGAGCGTTCCAATCATGGGGGCGGGAGAAATCCGACACGTCAGCGCAGGGCTTTACCAGAGTCTACTACTCAGTTCCGTTCAGCTTTCCCGAAAACGAATATCTACTTATTAACTCGTTCGGAATGGGGCTGAACTCGGGTAGTGGGATATCAAGAGGGCTGTATTGCTGGTGGGACTTTCCGAATAATAAGCTTTATGCAATTACCACTGCGCCAGCTAATCCGACAGCGTTCTTTCTGCCAGCAGTCTTTGCAAAGATGAATGCCTAACCCATAAATTTATTGAGTAAACATCATGCCTTGGTACAAGTCGGGTACGGTTGCCGTCACCCAAAATTCGAACGCGGTCATTGGCACCAATACCGCATTCATAGCAAACAGCCGGGTAGGTGATGGCTTCCGCGGGCCTGATGGTGGCTGGTATGAGGTGACCAACATCGCCAGCAATACCGCGATGTCGATTGCGCCGAACTATCAGGGAGCCACCAACAACGCGGGTGGGTACGCGCTTGCTCCGATGCAGGGCTACGTCAAGGATTCTGCTGATGCGCTCCGGGCGCTGGTCAACCAGTTCGGATCTACGCTTGCGGTGCTGGGCGCTTCTGGTACGCGCGAGGGCGTACGCGCAGCACTTGCGGCCGCCGCCAGCGGGAATAACGGCGACATCGTTTCCTTGTCCGGCCTGACAACAGCTCTGACAATCGACCAGGGCGGCACCGGTAGGAAGACGGCAGGCGAAGCAATCCAGGCTCTTGGTGGTATCCGCCTCGGGGTAGGCAACTCATCCATAGGCACAAGTCTTTTTTCTGGGGCGCCGCCAGGTATAGCTGCGATCAGTTCTTCTAACAACGACGGCAATACAGCTCTGCGGATTGGCAACGGCAACAACAATAACGCATCTGCGGTCATGACCTTTATTCGGGACGGATCATTTGGACTTCACTTAAGCATTGATACCGACAATAGATTCAAGATCGGCGGGTTTTCGATGGGCGCTGTAGCGCGAACGATTTACCACGAAGGCAACGCGGTCGGAACTGTTTCACAGTCAGGAGGCTTGCCCACAGGCGCTATAATAGAAACGGGGAATTTAAACGGCGGCACGTTCACGAAATATTTGGACGGCACGATGATTTGCCGAGGGATATCGCCAACCCCAGTGGCGGCTAGCCAGGGAGGTGGACCGATCTTCTACTCAGGCGGCGTTTCTTTCGTATTTCCTGCGCCATTTGCTGCTGTTCCGGCAGTGACGATGCAGGCCATCACCTCTAATGGTTACTTTTGTTGGGGTGCATCCGATGGTAGTGCCACTGCTACGGGCATCATCGGTCGAGTTGTTTCCCCATCGAGTACCGCTTCTTCGTACCTTTGTTATATAGCCGTTGGCAGGTGGTTCTAATGATTATCAAAATAGCTCCCCAGCGACGGGATGATGAATTTGTTGTAGAAAAAAACGGCATGGCATTGAAGATTAATGGAGATACGTTCGACTTTTCGCCAATGCAAGAAGGGGGTACGTTGCCGAGGTCTGCCATTGCATGTGAATGGATATGGGATGACGTTAATGTTGATGGCGGGCAACTTGTTGTATGCCTGATTTTACCTGTTCCCGCAAATTACAGCCCTGAGCAAGCCTACCCCGCGGACCTGACTGATGTGCCTGACGGTATCGTCCAGTTTCCGAAAGCGCTCCCTCTGATCGAAACGGCTTAAAGGACCTGAACATATGTCCAATATTGACTGGACCCAATTAATTACCAAAGAAATGAAAGAGGCAGCTTCCGAAGCCCGATCCCTAGCCAAGGCGAAGAGTGATTTGCTCGAGCGGAGCAGTGCGGCCGCTCAACAGATCGCCCGCATTCAGGACCGCATTGAAACGCTGGGCTATGGAATCGAGGCCGGCGAGGCGACTCAGCAGGAAGAGGAAGAGGCGGCGGCGCTTGCCCCTGTTCTCAAGACGTGGAAGGCCTACAAGTTCGCGCTGGGCAAGGTCACCGCTCAGCCGACCTGGTATCAGGCACCGGTCTGGCCGGTCGCACCCGCCACCCCTGAAATCGCCGCCGCACCGATGATGCTCGACGAACCTGCTACCTGATAGACGCCAAAACCAAATCACCCGCCACTGAGCGGGTATTTTTTTGCCTGGAGAAAACCGAATGTCCATCACCACGCAGCAGCTGCTGCAGATCCTTCCGAGCGCCGGCCAGAAAGCCGGCGTTTTTGCACCCGTCCTCAACACGGCGATGAGCAAATACCAGATCGTCACGGTGCCACGCGTTGCGGCGTTCATTGCTCAGGTCGGCCACGAGTCCGGCCAGCTGCGTTACGTGCGCGAGCTGGGCGGCAGCGCCTACCTGTCGAAGTACGACACCGGCAAGCTTGCTGAGCGGCTTGGCAACACACCCGAGGCCGACGGCGACGGCCAGTTGTACCGCGGGCGGGGCCTGATCCAAGTGACGGGGCGTGCCAACTACGAGGAATGCGGCGAAGCGCTGGGCCTGGACCTGATCAACCATCCCGAATTGCTCGAGCTGCCGCAGCACGCCGCGATGTCGGCGGCATGGTTCTGGCACCGGGCCGGGCTCAACACGCTGGCAGACAAAGGCGACTTTCTGACCATCACCAAGCGCATCAACGGCGGCACGAACGGCCTGGCTGATCGGCAGGAGCTGTTCGGCCGCGCATTAAAGGTGCTGGCGTGAAGGTCGTGCCGTGGCGGGCGGTTGGCGCACTGCTGATCCTGCTGGCGCTGGCCGTTGCCCTATACGGCGCATACCGGCACGGCGTCACAGTCACCGATCTGGCTTGGCAGGCGAAGTGGGCCAACCAAGTCAGCACCCAAGCCGAGGCAGTGGCCACCACCACCGCTGAATATCGAACCGAAGAGCAACGCCGCCAGAAAGCGGCCAACCAGGTGGCAAACGATGCAAGACAAGAACAGACCGCTGCGCTTACTGATGCTGCTGTCGCTGACGCTGCTGGCGACCGGCTGCGCGTCGAAGCTGGAAGGCTGGCAGCCACGGCAAGTTGTGTGCCCGGCGATACCGGAGCTACCGAACGAGGCAAGGCAGCCACCCGCGCCGCCATGGTGCTCTCCGACCTGCTCGGCCGGGCTGACGCGCGAGCGGGAGAACTGGCAAAGGCTTATGACGAATCCCGAATAGCCGGGCTGGCCTGCGAGCGATCTCAAAAATCCTTGATTACCTCTGAGTAACGGAAAAACAAAATGGCCACTACGCAGCTGATTCAAAGAGACATGGGAAGGACGATGCTTATCGTCAAAGCGAACGGCGGCACTGTGACGGTCGAGAAAAAGGCCGGCGAGAGCTGGGTGGTAACCGATACGTTCGCCAGGGACGGCGGGTATCTTCTGGAACTGGGTAGTTCCTATACCCGCATAACCCCTATTGCTGGTGCTTTCTTCGAGGTCACCCGATGAGCCTTCTGGTCAATCAAACTCCGCGCCGCCAGCCGATCCGCCGTGGCCTCGGCCTGCTCGGCGATAGCTTCTCGGGCAACTGCCACACCATCGCGGCGACGGCGTTCGGCACCGAGGCCTACGGCTATGCGGCCATGATCGCGGCGCGCACCGGCCTGTTTCCCAGCTACCTCGACAACCAGGGCAAGGTCGGCGACCACACCGGCCAGTTTCTCGCTCGGCTTCCGGCCTGCGTCGCGTCGTCCACTGCAGACTTGTGGCTGCTGCTGTCGCGGACCAACGACAGCACCACGGCAGGTATGAGCTTGGTCGACACGAAAGCCAACGTGATGAAGATCGTCACCGCGTTCCTGAACACGCCCGGCAAGTACCTGATCGTCGGCACCGGTACGCCGCGCTTCGGTAGCAGGGCGCTGACCGGGCAGGCGCTGGCGGATGCGATCGCCTACAAAGACTGGGTGCTGAGCTACGTCAGCCAGTTCGTGCCGGTCGTAAATATTTGGGACGGCTTCACCGAGGCCATGACCGTGGAAGGCCTGCACCCGAACCTCCTGGGTGCGGACTTCATCAGTTCGCGAGTCGTGCCGATCATCAATGCCAACTTCGAGTTTCCCGGCATTCCGCTGCCCACGGACGCTGGCGATATCTACTCGGCCATCCGCCCGTTCGGCTGCCTAAATGCCAACCCGCTGCTGGCGGGTACTGGCGGCACGCTTCCGGCTGGCGTGAACGCCGTGGCGGGGTCTGTGCTGGCGGACAATTACAAGGCTGTCGGATCGGGCCTGAGCGGCATCACCACGCGGTGGTACAAGGAACCGGCTGCCTATGGTGAGGCGCAGTGCGTTGAGCTGGCCGGCAACATGGCGGCGGCGGGCGGCTACATCTACGTTCAGCCCACGGCCAATGTCATGCAAGCCAATCTGGCGGCCGGTGACGTTATTGAAATGGTGTCGGCGGTGGATATTGTAGGTTCGTCGCGCGGCATATTGGCCTGGGAGGCTGAGTTGACCATCACCAAGCCCGTCAGCGGGGCCTCGACCACAATTTACTATCGCTCGATGGACAAGTACCAAGAGCCTTTCACCATGCCCGCCAGCTTCTCCGGGCAACTGGAAACCCAGCGCGGGACCATCGATCTTACGGAAACGGTCATCACTTCACGTATGGGGCTGTACCTGGCAACGGGCGTGGCGCAGGGCTCAACTGTGAAGGTCGCTCAGTTCGGGATTCGCAAGGTATAGATGAACGGGACGCGATCTACGATAAAGCTGGCGTACACCCCTGATTGCCGAACGATTGCGGCAGCTTGTTCGGGCACTCCGGATCTTCGACAAAACCCAGGCCAGCGCAAGGCGCGCAATCCTCGCGCAGGTCGAATCTGTCACAGCAGTGGAGGCACCTGATAAATGTCGAATAGCTGTGGCGCTCCCACAGCGCAACGTAGGCTTTGAAGTCACCCCGATCAAGAGCGGCAGTGCCCGATGGTCAGGTTTTGGACAAGCGTTGGAACCATTCTGCGACTCCTGCCACTCAGCGTTGACTCTTCGCTCAGGACATTATCATGCAGGCAGATCCTTTCCAGTCGTTCGCGCGATTGATCATCAAACAATATCCGGACACGCCCCAAATTCATGAGTCGGAAAAACATTCAGTTTACTTACTGACGTTTGGCGCGGATCTGAATATTCATCTCATAGGAAGCCAGCCCGGATATCTGAATTTAGTTGCCACATTCCCCGCACCTAGGGCTTGGCTAGAGGTTGAAGGGCTTCATGCTTTGCTCTCAGAAAATATCTTTAGCCTCCAGCATCCCCAGATTGTTTTGGGTTTGGATGCGGCGGGCGGGAAGTTGGTGATTTCGCTGCGTCAGCCATTGGCCGAGCTAAGCGACGAAAGTGTCTTGCCGTTATTCGAAGCATTTGTTAGGCAAGCAATTGATATGCATTCGGGAAAAATTCTCTCTCCGTCGACGACAAGTACCGCGCCAAAACCCGGGGAGTTAGGCAAGACCCGTTTACAAGTGAAAAGTAATCCATCATCACCAGTTAAGGAGAAAAGTCGTGCATAAAATCAGTAGTCTTTTTGGAGGTGGATCGTCCGTCCAAACCTATGATGCGACTGTTCGGCACAGTCAGTCCACCGCCACCGTGCATAACACATATGACAGTAGTCACCTCGGTCTCCCTGCCTACAATGGCTACGGGGTCACAGTTTCCTCCGGCACGCTCGCGATGCTTGCTGATGCAACGTGGGCAAATAGGGTGGTAAAAAGCGTAATTCCTTCGGGCGCCGGCAATCAAAAAACGGACATAATAAATTCTAGCGGTGAAAGTTGGGCCAGATTACATTTAGCTAACGCTAAGTATAAACACGGTGGCAGCACAAATCACCTCAAGCGTGCGCAGGAATTTCAGGGGGGTAACTGTGCTGTTCATGCCAGCGTCGCAGCTGCTGCTTTGCAAAGCCGAGGCGTGCGCTATCCTGTCAGCCGCGTACGTGCGAGTCTGCCAGATGGCAATAGTCACGAGTTTCTACTTTTGGGGGATCGCCGCCAGTCCGGAGATCGAAATACAGTTGTGGTCGACTCTTGGCCTACCTACCCTAGCGCCTGTACGCTGGATCAGGCAATTCTGCATGATGCTTCAAATGGTACCCATCACCCAGTCACTCACTTGCTTGAAAGCTATCGAAATGAAATCTGGGAATCACCGGTCGATTCTGCAGATGTACGGCGGCTGACCAAAATTAAAGTACTTGGGACCGACGATCTTAACGAAATGCTCAGGAAAGCCAAGCTTCCTAAGTTGGATTCTGAGCAACTTGTGAATCGTGCGTTGAGTGATGACCGATTCGGCCAGTTTGACGTTCGCGTCGCTACCGATCCAAGCACTCTCTATAAAGCTGACTCTGGTACTGAATGGCAATCTTTTGACCCCATTCTGCGGTAAAGGCATTCCCTAATTTTTAGTGCAGCGCGGTAGCGCGCGCTGCTTCAAGCCCTGTATTTGCGTACAGTGGTCGAGTGTTTCACGTTGAGGAGTGGTGTTCGTCGGCAGGATGCCGGAGGAGTGGTGCAGAAAGGCGTGGAGCGGACTGTAGAACGCTGTTTTGGTCCTAAAATGGTCCTAACCGACAACCTATAAACACAAAACCCCTGAAATTCTTTAATGAATTCAGGGGTTTAGCGTGTTTCGAATATGGCGGTGAAGGAGGGATTCGAACTAAATAACTCTCTAGCCCAGATAGCCCGTGTTTACTGGCTTTAAACTGAATTTTACGTACAATCATTACGTACAATCGACTTCGTTGGGGCTGAGCGTGGCACACAATCTTGAGTTACAAGGCGGAACCTTCCATGTGCGTCTGGCCGTTCCCAAGGACGTTCAAAAAGCTTTCGATGGTCGTAAGATTCTTTCCCGGTCGCTGGGCACAGGTTCTCGAAAGGAGGCCATGGAAAGACGCTTGCCGATCCTCCACACATGGAAAGCCAAAATTAAAGCAGCACGCTCTGGCAACCCGCTCCCTCAAGACTGGCAAGACTCGTTTGCCGTCTCACTCGAAGCGGTAGACACCGTTACCAAGTGGTCGAAAGCGGCGCGAATTGGCGTAGATATCCCATTAACTGTTCCCATCCCCAGTCAGGCCGACATGCAGGAATTCATGGACGAAAATGAAGAGTTCATGCGTGTACTAAAGAGGGAGGTACAGAGCGCCAGCCAAGTGCCAATGGGACAATTCAAGCTCAGTGATAAATTGGGGGAAGTGTTCAAATCTGCGTTGGCTCAACGGTATGAGACGCGCTACACCCCAACCTCAGACCAACGCGACGAAATCAAAGCCATTACTGCTGGTGATTTCAGTCGTAAACCTCGGTCGCCAATCACCACCGCCCGTCTCAAGACGTTCCGTGAGTTCAGGGAGAGCCGTGGGGGCGCTGCGAAGCATATCGACCAGCAAGTTGGCAAGATGGAGCGTCTGTCAGACTTCCTGAAGAAAGACGGATTGCCGCTGACCTTCGACACGATTGATGGGTGGCTGAAGTCGCTTAATCGCGCCCCAGCTACATTAGGTCAGTACCTCATGGCGGGCACAGCGTTTTGGAAGTGGGCGATGAAGTATGACTCCGCTTGGCGTGACCAGTACAAAGACAAAGTGAATCCGTTCGTTGGGCATGAGCTGCCACAGGGCGGTGGGTCTGATACTGCAGGCAAGGATAGGGAAATTTACACAAAGGCCGATGCGGTGAAGCTGCACAAAGCTGCGTTGGAGAATGATGATCAGCCTTTGGCGGACCTGATTGCTTTTGGCTGGTACACGGGAGCCAGGATCGAAGAGCTTTGCCAACTCGGTAAAGACAACGTGATAACGCTTGACGGTGTCCGTTGCTTCGACTTCCCAAAGAGCAAAAGCAAAGCGAGTAAGCGCGTGGTGCCAATCCATCCGGGCTTGCTGGCTGCTGTGGATCGACTGAGTAAGGACAGTACTGATACTTTCCTCATCCCCGCAGAGTCAGCCGATAAGTATGGCAAGCGCTCACACGCGGTATCCAAGGCGTTTGGGAGGTTGCGTACGGCAGCAGGCTTTAGCAAGCTTCACGTCTTTCACAGTTTCCGTCACACCGTTGTAACTGAACTCATCAGAGCTGATGTGCCAGACGCTTTGGCGAAAGAACTGGTTGGGCATGAGACGGGGTCTGTGACGCACGATGTTTATTCAAAGGGTGCGAGCACAATCCAGAAGCTGGCAGCAATCTCTAAGCTGTCCGCACTTGCCACTGACTGATTAGTGATGACACATTGGTCTATCAACCTCAAGGAGCGTCACCGATGAAGGATATCGTAATCTCTGTAGTTAGCTTTTTCGTCTGGCTGATGCTGGTCATTTCGACGTTCGTGGGCTTTGGCTTAGGTAGTACGTCTGGGCATGGAGCACTAGGGGCCATCGCAGGATTTGGTATTGGGTGCTTCAGTGCTGGATTCTGGTTCTTGCTCACATCGATCCATGACAAGCTTTCTGTACTTGCTGAAGTGGCAATGAAACTCGGTGAGCAAGATCGTACAAGCAGGCACAGTCCCAAATCTGAACATGCTCAGGAAGTGCCTAATGGGGTTTCAAAATGGACAGGTCAACCTTTGAAATAAGGGTAGGTAAACCCACCATACGGTTAACGGACGACAGTCGCTTCCCGCCCGCTGAAAGGTAGGAAGCAACCTCCAGCACTCTTCATCAAGAATCTCACTTTGAGTTCACCACCCTTAGCCAGATTGTATCCAGCGGCCTTGTCCGCGAATTCGACCTTTAGGTCTTGAGTACCGACGCGATCTATGTTCAACGAAACCTCGTCGGACTCCAGCAGCACAATTTGACCGCTCCATGTCATCCAATGGTCTTTGTACTTCGCTTTGAAAATATCGTCTTTCTTCTGATCGCTGTAGGTACTTTTGCACCCCACATCTGCGTTTACCTGCGCGTACGTCGCAGTGCTTTCAGGCTGCGGGTCAGCAGGGCGGGAGGCTGAATAAGTGGTGCCTACTGATGATGCTACTTGAGTTTTGTCTGGCGATTGGGAGCTCAATGAAGGCCAGAGGATGAAGACCGCGAGCCATCCAAACCCAATTGTCACCGCCACTGTAAAAATGACCCCCTAACGCCAACCTAGAATTGACCCCCCTGGGTAAAACTGGCGGCTTTGAGCTGCCAATATGTTGACCCAGGAGCAGTCTGTGGAAATTAAAGTGTTGGCCCGTCAGGGCCATGGCATCAAATTCATCGCCCGTGAGCCACCTGGCTATCGCCCTGGCCTACCGGGCAGTGATGGCCGGTATCAAAACCCGCTTCGTCACGGCGGCTGACTTGATGCTGCAACTGACCGCTGCGCACCGCCAGGAACGGCTCAAGGAATACTTCAGTCGTGTGGTGATGGCCCCTGGGTTGTTGGTCATCGATGAAATCGGCTACCTGCCGTTTGGTCGTGATGAAGCCAACC